ATGTAATGAGAATTTCTTCACCAGAACTAAATGCTGCAGCACTACCAGAAACAAACGAACATCCCACTTCATAGTATGATGTCTTGTCTACCAAATTACTGATAGTGAAGAGTGCAAAGTCTGCTGAATTTGCCTTATTTGTGATACGGAAGTGACCCTTGATCAATGATGTTGAGTCGTCGATTGTAGCAAGATAATTTTGAATATCTGTGCCGCTCTCATCAACATAATCAATCCAAAGTTTATCAGCAAGTGTTGCTGACGCATTGTTCAATTTCAATGAACTATTGCCAGGATCAGTATCTGATGTATCAGTTTGGAAATTATATTCAAAAGTTGCGCCACCAAAGTTACCCTGTGCGCCAGTTGGTCCTTGCGGACCTTGTGGTCCTTGCGGACCAGTGTCGCCAGTGACACCTTGTGGACCCTGCGGACCTTCTGGTCCTTGAGGACCTTGTGGACCTTGTGGACCAACAACACCTTGAGGACCTTCTGGTCCTTGAGGACCTTGTGGACCTTGTGGACCAGTTACACCTTGTGGACCTTGAGGACCCTCTGGACCCTGCGGACCTTCTGGACCTTGCGGACCAGTTACACCCTGCGGACCTTCTGGTCCTTGTGGACCCTCTGGACCCTGTGGTCCAACGTCACCTTGTGGACCTTGCGGACCAGGAACGTTTGAAACACCTGATGGACCTTGAGGACCTTCTGGACCCTGTGGACCCTGAGGACCTTGTGGACCAGTGACACCTTGTGGACCTTCTGGACCAGACGGACCAGATGGACCAACAATACCACCATATGCTAATATGTTCCATGCCGTGGTGCCATCACCAACTTTGAACTGACTTGTATCAGTCTCAAGACCAAATTCGCCTTGCGCAAGAACTGTGTTCGCAGTAGACCACTCTAAAGCAGTACCGCGACGAAATTGAAGTTGAATATATGCCATGTTAGGTTACGCCTCCGCAATTGATATTTAGTCCTACGCTAAAGTCTGTACTTGGTGTTCCGCCATCATATACAACAGCACCGACTGGTCCTTGTGGTCCTTGTGGACCTGCTGCGCCAGTAACACCACTTGGTCCTGTTGGTCCTGGATCACCATTAGTGCCGCTTGGACCAGTTGGTCCTGCCCCACCAGCAACGCCACTTGGTCCTGTTGGTCCTTGAGGACCTGTATCTCCAGCAACACCACTTGGTCCTGTTGGTCCTTGTGGACCTGTGTCACCAAGATCACCAGTACGCGCAAATGTGATGAGAACATCATCACCATTTTGGAATACTTGACCAGCCATATTTGCTGTGCTAGAAACATAAGCACAATTGACTATTGAGTAGATGCCTGGATGTGATGCTGATCCAATTGTGAAAATCGCAAAAGCCTCAATATTAGATTTTTCACTAATCTTGAAGTGTCCTTTGATTGTTGACGTTGAGTCATCAATTGTTTGTAATAGTGCAGTTACATCAACTGAAGAATCATCATTCTCGCTAATGTACAATTGCGTTGCACTAGACAAAACATTATTGTTGAATTTGAGCCGACCAGTTCCTGGATCGCTATTGCCAGTATTTGAATCGAAAGTGTAATCGAGCGTAATGCCACCAAAAGAACCTGCTGGACCTGATGGACCAGTAGGACCTTGTGGACCAACTACAGCAGCACCCGATGGTCCACTTGGTCCTTGTGGACCAAGATTACCAGGAATACCTTGTGGACCTTGAGGACCTTGTGGTCCAATTTCACCAGCAACACCACTTGGTCCAGTAGGACCGATGTTACCAGCAATACCCTGTGCGCCAGTTGGTCCTTGTGGACCCTGTGGACCTTGTGGTCCAGTATCAGCCCCTGCACCAGCATACAAGTCTGTGAAGTTTTCGTTTACTTTCTCAAACGCTTCACGAATTGTATCGCCAGTGCCATCATTAGGTGCTGCGCCAATATCGATTATTTGTTGTGTCATCTCTTATTCTCTTAGAAATTATCGTCAACTGTTTTAGTTCCACTGTCAACGCTGATAAGTGTACTATCAACTCTATCATCAAAGAAGTATGGGTATTCTTGCAAGATTTCTGTAAATCCAAATGCAGTATCTGCATTTGCGTTCATAGGATTTGGATAGATAATCTGTCTTACAAGTTGTCGATCTGCAACGCTGAAACTTGAAATGTTCCAAGAAGCATTACTGACTGCACCAGTAATATATCTTCCTTCTCTCAAAAGTCCATTTGTGTCAACCACAATCATAGTGTTGCTTGTAGAATCCCAAGAGTGTACAAATGCAGTGGCATTTGCAGCTGCTAGAGTTCTTCCTTCGTAAACCAACTCACCAACTTTGAACGTGCCATTACCAGCACTGAACACAATCTCGCGTTCATTGATTTGACTGAATGTACTATCATATGTATTTGCTGTTGATTTGCGAATAATCTTAGATTCAGTTGTAGCACCGTACATATAACCTTTGGCAGTGAATGTCAAAGTCCAAATTATAATTCTTATAGGATCTGGACCGCCAACATCATCTACATCTTGCGAAACAGAATTGAGAATGAATGGCACATCCACCTTCTCAGCTGGAACACCGACTAAATCCATTGTTACAGTATAATCTGGCGCAAAGTACGGAAGAATTTGCTCAACGATTTGTGTGCCATCTTCAACGTTTCTTACATAGATGTTCAATGTAAAATCAAAGTTGTATGGTGTTGCGCGAACATTCTTTACTTTTGATACTGAATTGCCATCAGCAAAACTATTCGTGAAACTGCTGCGCTTACGCAAAGGATCGTATGTAATGCCAGCGAGTTCAAAACTCATACGTGGCAATGTCATCATAGTTTCTTTTGTCAACTCAGGATCTTGTGTAATACGCTGATAGAATTTTTCTTTTTGCGAATACATCAAAGGCACATTGATGCGTTCAATTTCTTGCGTGCCTGCTTTATTGTATCGTTTGAGCATGATGTTATTGAACATCGTGCCGAAAGCAACGACCATTTTACGAGTGATTCTATGATAAAAGTGTACGCCTGATAACATTATGCTTCACCAAATGGATTGGCTTCACTGAAGTCAAGAATATTATCTGCTTCTTGCTCAATGCGTTCGTTATCTTCCACACTTTCATAATTAGAATTACGCATTACGTCTGCTTCATCGGCAATATTCCATTGAGCGCCGCTGCCATTTCCTTTGACCAAAGACCCTGTAACAAACTCACCTTTGATATTTCTAAGTTTGAGTTTTCTAGATGGCTTATCCCAACCAGCAACGACTGCTTTTGCCACAGCATTTTCTAATGACGTTCCCTGGTAAACCCATTCTAGATTAGTGAAAGTTCCTGATCCACCAGCATCTAGTGTAAAGTCTAGTGCATATGCTTGTACGTTTGGAATGCTATCAATTTCAGTAACACCAGTTTGAAGTAATTCACCGTTATATTTGAACGCTTCCATTGACAATCCATACATGTATGGATTCTTTGCGTCTTTACCTAATTGAAAGAAGTTTTTTTCTTCCTCAACAAATTTGATTTCCATCAATTTGAATTGAGTTGGCAAATATACCAGATCACCTTCTTTAGGCACATTGTGAGATTGCGGAAACTGTCTTGTAACCAAACGCTCAAATGAACGACGAGACATACAGAGGCGAGCAGTTTCTTGTAGTTCTAAACCAAACTTACTGAAGAATTCTTGGTTCCCCTCGTAATTTTGAAAAGTCTCGAGATACATCTCAATCTTGATGGCGTGGCGATAGCATTTCACTGGATCATCGCCGAATAACTCATCGGTTGATGATTGTGATTCTCTTGGAAGATAGTAAACATCGATTCCATGATTTCGAATGGACTCGATGATCAAATCTTCAAGCAGCTGCTGTTCAACAGTAGCCCTTTGATTATTGAAATATACACTAGTTGGCATTATTATCCTACAATGAAGGCTGTTGGTTCTTCATAGGTGTCGCGAAGTTTTTGTTCCAGTTTCTCAACCTCGGCACTCGCTTCATCGTAAATTTGCTGACCATTGATGGTCAATCCACCTGGAAGAACATAGTTACCATATTTCTTTAGATTTGTTCCCCACTGCTGTTTGAATACAGCAGTGGTATAATCTTTCATCCAACCATCGTCGTAAACTCCAGAATAAACTTCTGGATCGGTAATTCTATGACACTCAAATGCAAGGTATGCATTATCCTTGAACTTATCCCAGTTCATGAAAATTTTTAGTTGATGGACTTGTTTGTTGAAAGTAAACGGAGGCAATCCTGTTACGATCATATCGAGCATAGCAAGATGCTCACGAGCAATGACGTAATAGGTATATGAGGAGGCTGTTAGATTGTAAAAATCGTTCAAACGCAACTGATAGTTGATATCGAACATATTGAATCCAGTCGATGATGTTGATGACTGAATAGAACCTGTGAATGGGAAAACTCGAGTAACGCCGATAATCGAATCAGCAAGAGTGATATAGGTGTTAGAAATATCGCCTGGTGTCACTTGATAGGATAAAAAACATCGCTCAGTTCCGTCATAATGATATGTTCGATACAAATAAAGTGCATCGTCGATACGATCTTCTAATTGATCGTCGTCGACATTGATATCGATAACTGGAAACCCGAGTCTTCTAAGGCAATAATCTTTGAGTTGAGTACGAGATGATGGCTGAGACATGTAGAACCTCGCTAATTATTGTATATTTAGTTTATGCGATAAGTGTCCCGTCTCGTGAACTGTAAACTCTATCTGGATGCATGTGTGCAAACTGTTCCCAGTTTGGTTCTCCTGGGAGGATTCGACGACCAGTAGATTCTTCTCCGATATGCTCTATAATATTCCTACCATTAGAGTTTTTCAAGATAGCAGAGTACATTTTCTCGAAAAAGTCGAGATAAACCATGATCATTCCCTCGTTTATCGTAAATTTCCAGTACTCTCTAAATGGATAATCGATAATACTGCGGCGATAAAATGAGAAAATAATCGGAAACTGTTTCGTATTCTTGCTGTAATAATATTGCTTGATTGGAGTATCGGTTTCCTCGATCTGTGGTGGCTTCTCGTGGAAATACCATTCCTGCCTCTGAAGAACCACAGAAGCCATTTTAGGATCTGACTCTAAGATTTCGATCATATCATCGAGACGAACAGGCTCTTTGAGGACAACATCGTCCTCTTGATGGATGATATAATCGTAATCAGTCGTCTTGAGATAGTCGAAAAACTCGGTCCACGTGACTGATAATCCAAGATTTTCTTTATGTAAATTGAGTTTGAATCCGTGCGTTTTTCCGATCAGATCGAAAATGTAATCGTTTCGAGTTCGAGGATAATCATCGACGATCAATCGATCAACCTGATGCCCACAATAGTCTAGAAGGTGCAATGATTCTAGACTTTTCGTGAGATAGTGCAATCGATTGCACGAGAAGATTACATGCAGGACTTTCATCAGTATTGAGTATTGAAGAAGAAAGTTTGGAACAAACGACCAGTATGTAACGTGCTTCCGAAATAATCAAGAGAAGCGTGGAATAGATTACCGCGATAAAGAACAAGGCGATTATACTTGTTTGCGATATAATCTGTCATTTCCCATTTGGTGTAATCGTATCCCTCATAATCTTTATCTTCTCTGTTACACTTTCCAGTTGCTTTATGGCGATAGAGAGCAGTTCCTGAGGATAGTGGAGCGTCTGGAGTTAGATAGCAAACTCCAGCCCAAGTGTTGAATTGATCGGCGTGGATCCAAGTTCTATCCTGAGCGGTGCAAATTTGAAATGCGCCAGTATACCCAGAATCCTCAAACCAATGAGTGATATCGCCACCCGCATAGCGAATAATATCACCGATGGTCTTTTTTGTATCTTCAGTGAGAAATGGTTTTGTTCGAAGTCCTGGATAGTTTCCAGAGACCTCAAACTTCTGACTCAGCGCAAAATCTCTAACTGTATCAGGGTTTCCATAAAAATCGTCAATGATAATAGTGTTTATCTTCATGATTGCACCTTTAGTAAAACATAAATCGTCCAGAAGTTCCGTCCCACCCCGAAACCTTCCAATCAACTTCAATGAGTTTGTCTTGATATTGTCTTGTGAGATAATATGATAGCGTCTCGATATCATAGTGATACATCGGCGGTTGTTTTATCTAGGTGTTCTGCTCCGAAGCCATAGAGAACGGTACAGTACTGATGCAGGCGATTATTGTTTTGTAATGCTCTTCGATCTATGAATGAATATCGCCAAGAATCATTCCATTCAAAGTTGAGGGGTTTCTTGAAGAAAATCTTATCTTTGTTTTCTGGAGTCAGTAACTCATCAGTAAAGTTATAGTAGAAATATCTACCAGTTGCTTTGAAAATAAAGTCGTATTGTTTTAGTTTATCTTTATAGTTCTTGTAGATAATGTTCAACAGAACGCTTTCGCATAGACTTTTATTCTGATGCGTGTTTACAAGTTCAAAGCACTGCGGAGCAATTTCTTTTAGGGGAATAAACTCTACGTTTCTGAAATGCATAAACGTTGAGATATATTCTTTATAGTTATCAGAAGAATCAATTATAATAATCTTCGATTTCGGAAACGTCGCGCTAATTGAATTGATTGTGAAAATAGTTTGCCTAAATCTCTCATCAGCTGGAAAAATGGTTCGCTTCTCGCTATATGTGAAGCGACCTTCTCTTGGCTGAATCGAAGATGTTACGACAAAAACACTATTCATAGAAATTATTTGATGCTACTTTGAGTAGATACTTGCGATGAAGTTCATGCACGTTTTCATCTGAGAACTGCAAGCCATGCTCGCGGCAATCGAATGAATTGATCTTATTTGCTTCAATATTTCTCAAAGCAGCCATGAGTTCACTAAAACTACGAATGCGATATCCTGTGACATTCTCTTCTACGATTTCTGGAAATGCGCCCCAATCAGTTGTGATCACAGGAGTGCCAGATAAATTTGCTTCAATGATCATATTGCCAAACGGCTCAACATAATATGTCAATCCCAACAAGCCTTTGGCTTTTTTCATCAGCTGTTTGCGTTGTTCTGCGTTCGCAACACCAAAGACTTCAACGTGATCTGGAATCTTAGTATAGCCCAATGTTTGTAATGATCCAGGACCAGCAACAATCAGTTTCTTGCCAAGTTTTTCTGTTGCTTGAATAGCAAGATGAAGACCCTTTTCTTCACAGACACGACCGAAGTAGAGATAGTAATCCTCCTTCTGATCATCATATTCAAATTCTTCAATTGTAAATGGATTTGGAATCACTGCATCGAACCAGCTCGGGCTCATCAACATCCCACGCTCGCCATAGAACATATGCATATTCGCATATGATGTGAACGCTCTATAAGGAGCAAAGATACCATTGGCGCGATACCCAATTGATGGTTCTACTGGCTTACAATTTTTGTTTTTCTCACAAGCCAGCTGATTGTCCACACCAAAGAAACAAACAATTAGATCACCGTCAGATGCGCGTTTTTGAATTTCATCGCCAGCAAGTTCATTGAACTTGCGAATTTCTGTTGGTGTTGTTGGAATGTCTACGTGCTCGCAATCTACTTGTGCACCAGGAATTCCATAATGAATCATTTGGAAATGTGGTGAGAGATGCTTGATGTATTTGTAGCCGTGGACCGCAAATGGGTCAACGCGATTCATCAACCCAGTAGGATTGCGTGGGTTTACAAGAACATGTACTTTCATAATATACTCACGAAAAAATAATCTATACTATTTAGCGTCCTTCATAGTCAACGTTCCCCAGTACGTTGTACCACCATCATAGGTGATAAACGTCCATAAGTCACGAGCATTTGCTGCAGTTGTTGCGGGAGGAATTGCACCACCAGCCCAGTAAATTGTATTCGCAAATGTTGGGAAACGACCACCAACACCATCATTGAGCAATAGTAGTGAGAAC